TAACGGTCGGCCCACTCATCCAGCTCAAGCCGGTCGAAGCCGATTCCCTGTTTCCCGATCGGGAACTCGCGTACATTCGGACGCACCGTTTTGTTGAATTCATCCCGGCACATACCGAGGTAGCCGGGCGCTTCCTTCGCTCGAATGAATCGCGGGATTAGCTGTTGAACGCCCATAGCTACCTCCCACAGCCCATTCCGGGCCATGCTGAATTGATGGTCATTTGGTGTCCTTGCCGCGCTGGGCGGCAGAAGGTGGGGTTGGGGGGCTGGCCGCCTATCGACGACTCGGCGGCGTGCTGTACAGGTAAATCGCAGAATTGATTTCGCGGGCTCGCTGCATTTTGACGACATCGGCGCCGGTGCAGCTGTAGCGCCGCCAGTGGCTGCGCGCCTCGCACCAGTCCACCAAAATCAATGGGAACTTGAGCCGATGCGCAGCACCCATAACGCCGGATAGGAAGGTGTCCCAGTCGCAGCATCGTCGGTCGATCCATGGTTTCTTTCGGGCCATAGACATTCCTCGCCCGCCGCTCACCGGCAGGCATGTAGGGGGATTAGGGTTAGGCTGCTGGGTGTTGCGCTGTATCGCGGAAAACATCCATCTGCGCCGCGCCGTCGAGCCATGCCGCTGCGATCCGGTGTTCAGCCATTGCGGCGTATTCCGGGTTTAGTTCGCACAGGATCGATTTGCGACCTTCCTGCATGGCGACCACCGCCGTAGTGCCGGCACCGCCGAAAGGGTCAAGCACGACGCCGCCGAGTGGCGCGCCGGCCAGAATGCAGGGTCGGATCAGGTCCGGAGGGAAGGTCGCGAAGTGCGCACCCTTGAAACCTTGCGTCGGCACTGTCCACACACTGCGCTTGTTACGAGTATCCAATGAATAGGCGCTTTCCTCTCGATCTGGCCGGTGTGTTCCCAGTGATTGCCCAGGGATAGCTTGCTCTCGCTTTGAATCATCGCGCTTGCTACGAACGGCTTTCATTGGCCCGTTTGACTTTCCGGGCACTCGGTCGCTGCCCTGCTGTTGCTCGATATCCTGCGCCAGTCGCTTGATCGAGCTGTGCGCTAAAGGCTCCTTGATCGCATCCTGGTCATAGTAATAGCGCGGTGACTTGCTCAACAGGAACAGGTATTCATGCGACTTTGTGCACCGGTCTCTGGTGGATTCAGGCATGGGGTTCGGCTTGTGCCAAATGATGTCCTGGCGCAGGCACCAACCATCATCTTGAAGGGCGAAGGCGAGGCGCCAGGGGGTGCCCATGAGGTCTTTCGGCTTGATGCCAGTCGGATATCGAGGGCGGACGCTCATTGTGCGAGCCTCCAGCTTTTCATCTACGCCGCGAGTGGTCCTGCCCCCGTTGGCGTAGCTATCGCCCATGTTCACCCAGATTGTTCCGTCATTGCGCAGCACCCGACGTACCTCGCGAAACACTTCAACGAGGCGCCCGACGAATTCAGCAGGTGTCTCCTCCAAGCCGATCTGGTCGGCCATACCGTAGTCACGCAGCCCGTAGTAGGGCGGAGACGTGACGCAGGTGTTCACCGACTGGTCCTTCAGCGTCCGCATCGACTCAATGCAGTCGCCGATCAAAACGCGATGTTGTTTCATGGGCGAGTTATTCCTTGCCGCTATAGCGGCTGACTTTGAGGGGGAGGGATGAGAGTAAAGTTGACCGGTGGTCAGATCGCATGAATTATCAGAAGTGATCGTACTCGACTGTTCGAGGAGCAGCTGTTTCTCAATGGCGGTGAGTTCCGCGCAGGAGAAAGGTTATGCCTTCCATCGACGACTTCAGATTTGAGTCGCACCAGCTTCTTTTAGAGCTTGATGCTGCCACCATGGAAATGATGAAGCTGGTTTCATCTAGTTGCGTATCAGGACCAACTTGGGATGCTGCCAATGAAAGGCAGCGCGAAGCCTATCGAAGTTGGGATGCTTTTATGAGTACCCCGCCCATCGCTGACACTGACAAGTTTCCGGCTAAAGTCGGAACGTCGAATTAGGCGAATGTAGCTGACTTTGAAGGGGGAGGGAGTTACTGCTGGGTTGCGGCTTTGAGACGCTTCTCGAAATCGTCTGGGTATTCGCGCTCGTCCTTGAGGTACTTGAGCAGATCGACCGCTTCAGCCTGTTGAGTGGTCAGCTCATCAATCCGCTGGTTGCGGCGACCGATTGCGATCTGAAGATCGTCGATGGTCTGGTCTGCCGTATTGAGGGCCAGCTGAAGCCCGTCACGCTCGGCGGTCACCCGGTCGAAATCAGAGGACTCCACGTAAGAGCCTGCTTCGGCGGGCGCCATGAACGCCATAGACTCAACATCGCCTACATCAAGGTCGTAGCGCATCACTTCGCTCATCCTGCAATCTCCGTCGATACCAGATCATGGGCATTCACTACCGGCATGCCCGTTTTGTTTCCATGATTAGGGTGATATCCGTTACGCCGCTCGAATGACTTTCGTGCAGCGGCCGCATCAAGTAGGGACGGGTACCGCCCGAGAAATGTGTTTTTCCCGTTCAAGGTGGCGTATACCCGCCACTCGCCTCGCTCATCCCAAGACACGCCGTGGACGCCACTTTTGTTGACGCAGTGCAGCCGCTGATTCCGGGCATTTTCAAGGGGTGAGACCTCTCTGAGGTTGCACCACCGGTTATCCGTTCTGACCCCCGCTGATGTGGTCAACGAACTCGGATGGAAACTTGCCGTTCATGTATAGAAAGGCCAGCCGAGCGAGGTAGTGGGTCTTCTTGTTGATCATCACCTTCAGATAGCCTTTGCGATCTTTGGTCGCCACTACAGATCCCGCTCTTGTCCGGCTTCGGCCAACCCTCCACTTGAACACTCCAGTTTCTGGATCGTAGTGCAGCAGCTCTTTCAGCTGAGCCTGAGATATCGGCATGACGAATACCTATGCCGGGGCATGCCCGGGCGGCGGGGGGTGGTGAGTTCAGGCCGTTCCGAAAAGGTCGAGCTGATCGGATTCGGCTTGCTGTTCTTGCTGGCGGACGATTTCGTGTTCGATCCGCGATCGGGCGATCGCCGCGTACTGCTCGTCGATCTCGCAGCCGATGAACTGGAAGCCTTCGCGCATTGCGGCCCTCCCGGTGCTACCGCTGCCCATGAATGGATCGAGCGCAACGCCGCCTGGCGGCGTGACAAGACGCAGCAGGTAGGCCATCAAGTCCGTAGGCTTTACGGTCGGATGCGTGTTGCCGGTAGTAGCGGTATTCTCGACTTTGCGCAGGGTGGTTCCCTGCTTGAACTGCGGCCCCGGGTTTTCCATTCCTTCGTGGCGGTCCTTTCGACTGGCCTTGGCGCAGTAGAAGAACCGGGCGGCACTGCCTTCACTGCTAGTAAACTTCTGCTGACCCCTTGCCGTCGGCTTGCCGAAAGTCGAAACCTGCGAGCGCTGCCCGCCTTCTGCTGGGTATCCGCCGGACTTCGTCTCGGGAAACATCGCCACGACCTCATCGCTACCATCATGAATCAGGTTCGCGGGCCAGCGCCCGGCATCACTCCCGGTAGAAACCTCTCCGGAGAAAGATCCGCCTTCCCATGCCTTTGTGGTTCCTCGCTGCGTTCTGGCGGTGGATTCTGATCCGACCCGGCAATCATCAATATTCAGAGCGCCGGTACCGAACTTCAGAATATTGGCTGCCACCGTTCCGATCAGCGGCTTGCGCGCCATGGTGATTGGCTCAAGTGCTGGCTTGAGCGCTGTGTTCCCCGACTTCGGAAAGCCGGAACCATATACCCACGCAAGCATGTCGCGTATCTCGAAACCGGCGTCCTCGATGCGCACGGCCATGCGGTGCTGAGTTCTGGTACCGGCGAAGGCTAGCAGGTGACCGCCCGGCTTGAGCACGCGCAGGCACTCGGCCCAAATTTCAGTGCTCGGCACGTCGTAGTCCCACTTCTTGCCCATGAAGGACAGTCCGTACGGCGGGTCAGTCACGACGCTGTCGACGCTGTTGTCTGGCATCTGCCGCAACAGCTCCAGGCAGTCGCCGACCAGAATCTGGTGAGTAGGTGGCATAGAGGATCCTCGCCGGCTGGCGTGATTCGTAGAAGTGGGGTATTTGTGTTCGGCCCGGTGTGGGGCCTGATCAGGTTGGCCAGGTCTTTCCGCTGATCACATCAAGGATCGCCTGATCGCTGACGCCGTATTTCTTTGCCAGAGCCGTTGATCCAAACTCTCTGCTGTACCGCTGGTAGCTGGCTCTGATTTCCGCAGCTTCGGCTGCACATAGCGATGAGTGTCCGTTGCCCTCACCTTGGTTGTGATGCTCGCGGCCCTTAGAGCGCATATCCGCCATGTTTTCGACCTGCGTACCGAGCGAGAGATGGCTCGGGTTTATGCACAGAGGTGTATCACAGGAATGCATCACAATCATTCCCTCGGGTATATCGCCCTTGTGCAACTGATAGGAGACGCGGTGACACCTTTGCTTCTGCCCATCAATTCGGATCTGACCGTATTTCGATTTCCCGGATGTAGCGCCCTGCCAGAGCAGGCAGTCACCATCAACGGTAACTCGCTCATACAGCCGGTCATAAAGACTTGAAGAAACCTTCTTTGCCATCCTGGCCTCCTTGAAAAGCGAGGGCGCTATCGCGCCCATG